TTGGTTCCTACTACCCACGAAGGGATGAAGTAGAAAGGGTAGAATGCAAAGCCTCTGTTGAGTTTAGTTACTTTCTGGATCATTTGTTATCTATTCCTATTCTAATACTTCAATAGCAAACCAAGAATTAAAACCACCAGCAGTTCCTCTAACATCCATAGAAACAGCCCCTGTTGTATCCGTCCATGATACATCTATTTCAAAATAGTCAGTTTCAACTACACTTAATACTGCTGTTACTATATTTCCAGAACTAATAGCTGCAGTAAGAGTAGTAACATCTTCCTGTTGCCAACTACAACTCCCTGCAAAAGCATTTCCATTTTTCTTTAATTGAGCCAGAAAATAATAAACATCTATACCAGCAGATGGATCTATTTCTATGTGGGCTGTTAATTTAACTTTTGACACATTAGCTGGAATTGTAAACCTTTCTGGAGCTGGTCCTGCAGCTGATATATCAGAGAAAGCATCAGTATCATATATCTCATCAGTCCAAACTATAGGTGAATTAGCAGCTCCATCAGCAAACGTTTGACTAGTATCAAGAAATACTAAAGCTCCTCTAAATTTTGTTTCTATCGTAAGTGTTTCATCACCTGCACCGCTTGCAACTAATGAAATATTATTGCCTGCAACTAACTTACCATCAAGGATTCCTGGAGTTGTATCGACTGCTGATACTCTAACATTAGTTACTTCAGCATTATCAGAGACTATCTGTAATGCATCAGTATCAACTTCGATAGTTGTTCCGTCTGGATTAACATCAAGATTTCCATTTACATCTTGCACCAATCCATCTCCTGCAATTGCTGGTGCAAGCTTGGCTCCGGTAATAGTATCATCTACAATCATTGCTGCTGTGATTTCTGCTAAGAGGTTAGCAGTAATAGGTTTGTTGTTAGTAAGGTCCCAAATATTAAGCCAATCACCATTGGCCTCGTTTCGTACCTTAAGAATATGATTACCTGTATCAAACCAAAGAGTTCCTGCTATTGGGGAAGTTGGTGCGGAGGGACCTGCATTTACTAAATCAGATATTTCTGCAATAGCTCCAGCATTGGAGCCAAGATCGGAATCATCAAGGACATCTTCTCCACCTTGAGTAATTCCACCTGTAACAGCTAAACCACCAAGTACTGCTTCATCTCCGTCGACGGTCTGTGCCCCAGATTTAAGAGTTCCAGTAGTGTCAAAGTCTTTATCTGAGTCAGTCCAATCTTCACCGACTTTAAAATCATTAGCCATGGCTTAGCTCCAAGTCCCAAGGATTCCAGATATTACCCACTGGCCAGCACCAATACATTCGAGTTCAATGAAAGCTGCCTTGACTTCACCTGCTTCAGTATTAGCTATTGCAACACCCGCACCGCCAGCTGCGATAGCGTCTGTGCCTCCAGGTGTAAGCGTAACATTTCCGGCGCCTAACTTATGCACCCGAAGCCAAGTGCCATTATTATCACCTGTGACTACTGGAAGAGTAAGATTAACGGCTGCACCTGAGTTTACTGTATAGATTTGATTAAGGCCTGCTAATGCAAGAGTCTCATCTGAGTTCTGTGCGCCAACGGTACGAGAATAATCTCCACCGATTGCATCTTCGTTTGCATTAGCTAATGCTCTAGCTTCTCTAATATATCCTGGGAGAGCACTTACTAATTCTACGTCAGTTGGTTTGGTTTCATCTACAGCCATCTCACTCCTCCTTTGGAGTTACATCTATGACTTCCCTACCTCTTACTTTAAATTCCTCAATTTCTTCAGCTGACAAAGTTGCTGATATATGCTTGGTAGGTGCCCTAAGCCCCGATAGTTCTAGCAACACAGTATCGGCTACATCTTTCCTGTCCTTAACAGAAGCTGCACCATCCTCGTTATCAAATATTTCATGGTAGGTTTGAAGGGCCTAGTCTGTAAGAACTCTTATTTTTTCTTGTACCATCTTTGCTTCATCGTCACGACCTTCTCTAAGCTCTGATAGTTTCTTCTTACCCAACTCTCCATTCAGTGTATTGCTAACAGTCTGTGGATGGCAGCCTAGTATATCTGCAATCTCAGTCTGCTTAAATCCTCTCGCTGCTAGATTAACTATCTCATGGCTCCTCTGCCACATAGACTTAACATCGTAAGTCTTTCTTTCTTCTCCTTCTTCTACTCTTCTAAGATCCCTGTCCCTAAACTCCAATCCATAGAGACCGTCTCTTCTTTGCACTTCTTCGCCCACTTTAATCCTCCAAGTAAGTTATACCTATCCTCATTATACATCAATTATATCACCATAATATCCTAATGTCAAGGTAATTTTTGGCACATTGTTTAATAGATAAGGTCAACTAGGAAGGCAGTGCAATTTAATTAGCCAAAGATAAAAATTAAATCAAACGATCTTATCCAAAACGTCCCACATGGGGCATTTATAATTTCTGGGACAAAATGTGAGAGAGGCAACCCCCACACTACGCACATAGATTTTCCCCATCGTGTTTTCAACAACATGTTGACATTGAACGTAATGGTGATATAATTAAATTGTCGGCTCATCCGGCACGTTCATTGACAATTGAATATGGGACATGATGGTACAAATTGAAACGGATGTGAAATCATGGACGATTACGAAACATTGAACATCAATGAAACATTTAATTACGTTGGTATGAAAACTACATCCATATCACCCGATACGGATTCAGACGAACACAAAAAAGTCAACGTGACATATCATTTCGTCAACGTACCGTTCGGATCAATCATTGATGATGCAATACGAACGGACACAATACGTTTACAACGTGATTTACGAAAGAATTTCGACAATTTGATTGACGGTCAAACAATGGACCGAACGTACCACGCAAAACCGTCAACGGTTGTTTCGGTTGCCATGGGTGAAAACGTGATTGTCAACAACATGATTGACATGACCGACGCCGAAAAAGATGTATATGTAAAAGAATTATTGGAACGTTCGGCAAAACATCACGGAACGGTTGAAACAGCAACACCGACCATTGACAACGGTGAATTGCCAACGGTGGAAGATATCGAATAATTAACATTCCCATCATGTCCCACGTTCAACCATTTTTTTGTCCACGTATCTATAATCTACACATGGGAAGATGCAAACTCCTACCACACATCCAGACCGTTATATATTCAAACGATCTGGTATCAATTGTACCAAATAATACCTTTACATTATACCATAGATATGATATTGTTGTAATGTATAATGCCGTTCCATGCCCCACCCATATTTGGATGGGTAGTTAGGTCTAAGTATGTATATAAAAAATATATATTAAGAAGAAGAAGAGAACACCTAACTATAAATGGTCGGATGGGATGGACATGGAACAGGACTAAATACTACAACATTAAACGGAGAGGATGGTAAGGTGATGGAAGATGTTACTAGAGGTGGTGGGGTAGTTGATCCAAGGAAGTATAAAAATGATGTGTTGACACAGGCGTGGGTGGATAGTAGAGTGTTAGCTACATTGATGGTGTGGTTAGATAGTGTAGGAGCTGAGCCTAGGACGTTGAGTGAGATTATTAGAGAACCGCTTAAAGCTATGGTTAAGCAGTTGGTGAGTATAGGTGAGGTAAAGATGGTTGATGATACTGGAATTGCTAGACAAATGTTAGAGAAGAGGACTAGAGTGGATTTGAGTAGGAGTGGTAGAGGTGGGAAAAATAGGTTGCACAATAGTGTGTTGGATGCTAGGAGAGGTGAGTTGGCAAGTCAGATGGGGATAGAAGATGATGATATAAATAGGCCAATGCCTGATGGTGTAGGTAGAGTAGTAAGTACCGTGTGGAGGGATGGTAAAGAGATTGACATGGAAAAGTTTATGAAGATGTATGATAAAGAGCGTGATGAATAGTTTGTTTGATAATATAACGATCTGTGGTTTATATAAGGTGTTGACTCTTCGTGTTAGTTATGGTATAATATATATAATGATAGATGTAATTAACGCACGTTCATTGAAAGGACGGTGGAACAAATGAAAGTAGGCGAAATGATTGTGGTATTGGAAAAGTTGAATCCGGAAGATGAGATTGAAATCTACATCCATGAGGCACAGAAAACTATCGTTGACAACGGCATTGATCTTAATGGATGTAGTTACTTTCTCATCGAACCAACTATCGTTGATAAGGACAATGGTTGGGATGGTCTAATTACCATCGAACCGGGGAAAGTAGTTGGTTGTTAACATTTATCATTAGATAAATTCAACAGGTGGTGTCCTTCATTGGGCATCACCGATTGAATCTATCATAAACCCTCACACGTTAGGAGGCAGGAAAATGAAGAATCAATTGAGGAGGAAAAATGATGGAAATTGATGATGTATTAGAAATGTTAAAAGAACGTGCAGAACTGCATAATAAGGTAAAGCAAGGTTGTAAGTATGACTCAAAACTTTATCTATTTCATGAAGGTGCGATGATTGCATTGACCTCAATGAAAAGTATGATTGAAGTTAAATTATCTAAGGAGGAAAGATGAAGAGCAAAGTTAGGTATATCTATAAGTGTGATAATGAAGATTGTGGTAAGTTGTATGTACTACTCAAAAATCACCATCTGTTGATCCAATCCAGAAGAAGGGAGGTGGATACAAATACTTGTGGAAAGTGCCTAATCGGGGAACTTGTGTACGTAGGAGAAGGAAAATTCTTCAATCATAGGAATTTCAATTAAAGGAGAAATCTAATGGCAGAAAACATTACAGTTAGAACCGATTTTGTTGGCTCACTGCAATGTGATGTATGTGGGAGTGAGTTTTCAGAAACTTACTTATTTCTAATCTGTAAGTGGGATACAGAAAGTGAGGAATACTATCTTTCACGTATCTTATGTAATACTCATGCTGAATTGGGAGAAATCTAATGACCGAAGTACATTGTCTTAGAGAAGATTGCATCTACAACGTCCGAGGAATATGTAATGCTACAATAATTCTTATATCCGAGAAGATGGAATGTCTGACCGCAAAAGAAGAATCATAAACTACTGCGCAGGTTGTAGGTATTATGAACGTGACTCGGGCAAGGAGCCATGTGCTACTTGCCTTAGTCACTTTGATAGTACACGCAGGCCTAAATGGGAAAGGAAGGTGAAGTATGAAATTCGTAGTAAATAGATGCTATGGTGGATTTGGTCTTTCGGTGAAGGCAAGAAAGCTCCTCCGGAAAAAGGGTGTGGACATGGACGATTATGAACTTGATAGGACTAGCAATGAACTTATTGAGGTAGTTGAGGAACTTGGGAAAGAGGCAAATGGACTATGCACTAAACTTGCAATTATAGATGTCCCAGAAAATGCAATCAATCCTTATGTCGAAGAGTATGATGGAATGGAGACTATTAGAGAAGGGAGGAGTTGGTAATGAATACTATTTTTCTGTTAGTTGCTTTTGTCTGTGGGATGATTGTAGGTATGGTTGCTGAAGATTTGATTGATAGAAATTATACTATTAATATAGGAGAAGAAGAAGATGATTGATGGAAAGGACGTGCAGACTATTAAAGCAGAAGAGGGCGGAGAGATTGGTGAGTTAACGAAAACAGAAAGATTCATAGCAGAACTGCAAGTAAAGATTGAACATCTTACTGTTGATAGAGATAGGGTACTTTGGCTGAAGGACTTTGAGCATGATAGCAGGAAAGTGGCAGAGGCCGAGGTGGGGGAGTTGGAGAACCGCTATGAGTTAGCAATACTCTTATCTGCCCACTACCGCGATGCGCTGAAGGAAATGCCTCGCATATTCAACAGCGACCAGCGGCACAAGGCCAGCCGGATGGTCGAGGTGGCGAATAAGGCATTGGAGGTGAAGCCATGAGCGAGAAAGAATTAAGCGATCTAATTTCTCAGATAGGAGACGCTTTAAGTGATGCGATAGATCACCTTGAGTATTGTGGATATGGTGACAAGTGGGAGCGAGAGTGTGCCGATTATCAAGGGCTATCCGAGAAACTCACTAATGCACATGAGGCGTATAAGAAATTTAATGAGATATGTAAGACTATCTACCGATAAGAAGGTGAAGCCATGATAACCCGTAAGGTCATAATGGTGAAGGGGGGGGAAACTCAAGGTCGAGTTGTTCTGCCCATCATGTGGTTGGCGGACGATGGCAATTGAGAGGATTTTTGGAAAGGCTGATTTCCTCTGCCCTCGTTGTGGCAAACACAGGCTGAGCGAGTTCGGTACACACAGGGAGGTATCCGATGACTGAGCAAGAGTTACAGGCCATAAAGGATCGGGCAGATGCGGCAAGTAAGGGGCCGTGGGGGCATGAATCTACACAATATAGGCTCCGCGATGGTGACCCGTACAGAACTGTAAACGTCATCTACGAGGGTGCAAACATCTTCTGCATAACTCCTGACACCTCAGATGATTGTGATATCAACGCCACCTTCATCGCTCATGCCCACTCTGACATTCCTGCCCTGATTGCCGAGGTGGAGTTAGCAAAGGAGCATGTCCTTGCCCAATGCGACGTGGAGGTGAGGTACCGCAAAATAGTGGTGGAACAATCAAACGGGTATAGTACGGCGTTGAAGAAGATAGTGGAGCACATTAGCGCAACGGGACCAAAGTCCCTATCGGAATCTTATGTCCTGCGTATAGCTGACCAAGCATTGGAGGAGGCAGATAAAGCCTTGGAGACAGAGCGATGAGTACTTCTGGTTTAATTGTTATCACGTATGTCGTTGCAGGAATACTCCTGTATATTGTGGTACGTCGGAGGATGAAGCTATGATGAAAAAGTTAATCGTGATTTTGGCTTTATGTTTATTGACAGCAAGCGTAGCATGGGGTGGGGACAGTCTCTTCCCATTTGTAAGTGATGAGCCTTGGAGTGGGATGGGCACTGGTTATATTACTGACAATGGCGAGACAAAACAGCTTACTTTCGATACGGTTCTCCATCTGACTGATCCCGAAGGTGATGTCCACCTATTCGAGGCAAGGGTAGTGTGTGAGGAACTTTGTGGGGGGGTTGAAATGATCCCGTGGACACTTGAGGAATGGGAAGAGTACCGAGACGATTACCCTCTTATTATTCATTCTATGAGTCTTGGCTTTAACTATGGAGAGACAACCGATTGTAAGAAAACCTGCACTTTCGAGTGGGTTCACATTGGCGTGGAGGGCAAATGAACGTTGGAGCCAAAGGTCGTTCTCGTGGCATGAAGCAGGGACCGTACAAATGTATATATAATTATTCAGAGCACCAGGAGAAGGGTGGGGGTGAAGCCATGAGGCTCTATGTTAAGAGAGTGGTCTTTGGTTAACATATGCTAACCTTGTGGGAGGTGGTGTGATGACTGAACGAAGAATAGTAACTTTCTTAGGTTTAGCTCTACTAGCATTCTGCATCTATATGATGTTGGCAAGATCGTTATATTGACAGATCATTATAAAATCAAACGATCTGTGAATGAATAATCTACTTGACAAACATCGTTAGTTATGATACAATTATTATAATGAAGGGAGGATCGAAAAATGGATGATGATACTAAACGGCAACTCTTATCCTTACGATCCGATATGTTGAAAGTAGAAAAAGAATTCGAGGAGGTGAGAGGAAGATATTTAACCACCAAGATTATGTACGAGCAGATGTCAATACAGGCTGAAGTAGAAGATAAAAAGAAATCACTAACCGATGGGAGGATGAAAAAATACGACTCAAATTTTAGTTTTAAGAATCTAGCTAAAAGACTCACCGCAACCCAACTTTCGGAATTGTTGGGAAAACTAGAACAACAAAAAGGGAGATAAGATGATGGAAACTAAACTTACATTCAAACTTGCTAGAGTTGCTAAGGCCGATGGCGGAGATCGCTACGAACACGGCGTTAAGGGTGACAAAGACTGGATGGTTATCTACATTCCACAGCCTATGTCTCGTGATCTTGGGACTCCAAGAGTGGTACTAATGGTCACCATATCTGGATGACAATGTACACAAAATTACATTGACATTCACCATGTACTTATGGTATCATATATATAATGAAAGGAGGACTATAATGAAATAGATCTTGTTGGCAGTAAGTTCACGCAAGTAAACTTAACAAGCACATAAGGAGAACTAAAATGGCTAAAGAATATGTTGTTTCGGCTAAGGTTCCGGCAGATGTGGAAAAGGGTATTGAGGAGAAGGTAGCGTCTGTCGCTGTGACATTCGCTGACACTCTCAAGGAGGCCGGTGAGATGTTTGGCGAAGAGGCTGTCCTCTCCAATGCGTTCGCTAACTGGCGTGTAACGCTTCAGGGCAATATTAGGTCAAGTCTTAGAAAAGGTGAGACTGGCGAATCTCTTTCCGCAAGGTTGACCGGCGCTAAGATGGGCGTTGCTCAGACCGGCGGGAAGGTTGATCCGGTTGAGGCTTACATCGCTATGTACGCCAACTCCACTCCCGAGAAGCAGAGGGAGATGTTGGAGCAGTTGAAGAAAAAGGCTAGTTAATAAATGAAGTATTAGTAATCTTAAGTGATCGGCCAGAGGGCCTCTGGTAATTGTGCTGGAGGCCCTCAAATTTTACCTAGCCAATGTACCATGTTGGGCTTGTTGGGAAAATAACGAAAGGAAGGAAAAGCAGATGGAACAATACACAAAACACCCCTCGTTTAAATCCATGGGTCTTATGGCTGATAGACTCCATAAAAAATTTCCTCGCCACTCATTCTTAGTGACTGTTGACATTTGGAGATTTGATACTGGTATAAGGTCAACAAAATTTCAGGTCTCAATCCTTCCTGGTGATGATGGAAGTGAATGTTCTATCTATTATCTCCATACTTGGAAATCACTAATTGGATGCTGCAGTGAACTCCTTGCAAGGGAGGATATTAGTCATGCCTGAGCATCAGCGTTGGAAGGGCATAATGAAGTGCTATCCCTTTGAGGAACGGCGCTTAGCTAAATGGAACCCTCCTTACATAGTCCAACCTAAGTTTGATGGCGATAGGTGTGTCAATGAACCTTTGGAGAACACTAGCCTCTTACTATCAAGCGAAGAGAATCCTTTCTTTTCCGTCCCTAATATCAATGAACAACTTATGAAGTCAGGTCTGTTTAAACTTCCTCTTGATGGGGAGTTGTATAGCCATGAGCTATTCATGGAAGGTGGACATGAACTTATTCATTCTATTGCTTCGAGAACAGTTAACCTGCATCCTAGGCATAGGGAACTTGAATACTGGATATTTGATCTTAAACTTCCAAGAGTTCCACAACTTGAGCGTATGAAAGAATTGAATAGATTACTTAACCTGCCAGTAAATATTAGAATGGCTCAGTACTGGATATGTGAATCGCTTGATGCTATCAAGAGAGTATATGATGAGGTGGTAGAAAGGTACGGATACGAAGGTATTATCATTAGGCATCTTCATAACTTGTACGAAGAAAAGCGTAGCACTTATCTTATGAAGTTCAAACCAAAGCGTACTGACACTTATAAAATCGTAGGCTGGAATGAGGAAATGTCTATTGATAATATACCTAAGGGTCGGTTAGGATCATTAGTCCTAACATCACAAGCGGGTGACCTATTCGCTGTTAGCGCAGGGCTTAATGATAGAGATAGAGAATACCTCTGGTCCTTGCGTGATACGTTAGCCGGGCAAGAGGCAATTGTACACTATCAGCACTTAACTAATAAACAAATCCCTAAAGGATGCTTTGATATTGAAGTGGTGTTTTAACTTATGGGAGGGCGGAGATTCTTATTCGGGAAGACTGTTGAATAAAAGGAGTAAGAATCCTATGTATGGTGCAGGCCTAGGGATTGGCCCTAGGTCGCCCTCCCACCACCTGATGAAAGGAAAGGAGGTAAAAAGATGCAGGAGTTAATAGTTAAAGCAGTAGCTTGGATAAATATTTGTGCTTATCTATTCATATGTATGGGAATAGTTGATAGCAAAATCTCATACAAGGGCAGCCTAATTATGATATTTGTTTTTCTATTGGCTCTGAATGTATTAGGGGCTGCAATGAATGATCCAGATTGGAGATAAATGAAAGATCGTTATATTTTATAACGAACTATTCCTAACGAAAGGAGAAAAAGGAGGTTGTTATGGGAGACATAGCTGATTCATATGACTGTGACTATGACATCGACTACGAAAGGAGTACTAAGATGAAAAAAGAATTTCACATTGCAGGTGTACAGTTCCACGAAATGAAGTATGTAGTTAATGACTTGGAAGAAGGTATGAAACTTGAGCTTGTACCAGAGCCTGATAACAAGTTTGATCCTAATGCTATTGCTATCAAGCACAATGATATAATGCTTGGTTACGTACCTAAAACCCACAGTGCAGAGGTATCTGCTGTTATGGAAATCAGTCCTCTTAATTGCATTATCATAGCCGTAGATCCCTCCGCCAAACCTTGGGAACAATGCAAGGTTATTATTCAGGAGGTAGAAAATGGCTAAAAAATATTTTTGCGCTAACTGCGGAAAACAGCTTGGCGTCAAACTACAGGCTGTTCCTAGTATGGAGACAATAGTCCGCCTTGTGGAATTTCATGAGTGCAGTAAGAACGACGACTTTAAACTCCCTGAGGAGTTCTCTGACAGGCCCTTTGTTGTGAAGCAGGGAAAGAATGAGTTTGTTGAGAAGATAAACAACTTACCTCCCGCACCTATTGCCGACCTCAGGGACAGAAGGCCTACTGATCAGGTCAAGGACTCTATTGCACCTCCAGGAGTAAAGGCATTATTTCCTACCATGCCACTCCCTAATACCGACAAGAAGCCTGACATTATAGATTCTCCTGACCCAATGGATATCTTTGAAGGTGACCCAGAAGAAAGTAGTGACTAACATGGGTGGTAAGGCTAGGGTATTCATAGTTAACAAATCAGCACATGACTTTACAGCGGCTGAGGAATATGGAGAGATAATATTTCTCAGCGAAGGGTCTATGAATAGATATGCTACAAATTCTATGATGAGACAGTTTGCTGAGATTATGGAGTCATCTCAAGGGACAGACTACATAGTCCCATGCTCGCTCAATGTAATGAATTCCATAGCCTGTGCTATCTTTGCTTGGATGCACGGAAGGCTTAATTTATTACTGTTCAAAAATGGAGAATACATTGAGCGCAACCATGTCTTCAATGGTATAAAAAAGGGAGGACAAAATGGTATCAGAAAGAACACTCAAGAAGTGGAGAACTGATGCACTGTATACTGAGAACTTTCACGCAGATCCTTTGACTACTATAAATAAGGAACTGCTAGAAATGGCTCAGCGTGTGCTTGTACTTACACAAATCCTAATGGATCAAAAGCTGTTAAAAAGGGGATAAGTTATGCCACTTAAAGAGAACCCAGCATGGCATATTAAGGACTCGTCCAAGCTACAGGAATTTCAGAGGTGTCCGAGAAGATACTTCTACAAATACGTACTTGGATGGAGACTTGATCTACCCGCACATGACTTGATTTTTGGCGAGGCTTGGCACAGGGCAAGGGAAGTACAACTTGTCCAAGGTTACGATGCTGTGGCTGAAGCCCACGAAGCATTCGAGTCATATTATAGAGAACACTTTCCACCTGAGGATGATATACTACGTAGACCTAAGGATCCTGCAGGTGCGCTTAGTGCTTTAATGGTATTGGCTAGAGATCACAAATTTGACCTTGAGGATAATGAAGTCGTCGAACTTGGCGGAGAGAAGATGACTGAAATCGCAGGGACGGTTCCAGTAGATGAACACCGTGTGCTATATTACCGTCTTGATTCAATCATGAGACACAAATCTTCTGGAAAAATTTTCTCATGGGATCATAAGACTACGTCTGAAAAGTATGTTAACGGTAGACAATGGGCTGACCAGTTCTTCCTCGGCCTGCAGAATGGTACTTATACGCACTGCCTATTCTGTATGTTCCCTATTGAGGAAGTACTTGGGATTGAGTTTTATGGCGCAGGCTTTGCTTTCCTCCAGCGGGGGTCATCTGCCCGCCCAGCAGGGCATCATTGTACTTTCCGTAAGGTGCCTTCGTTTAAAACGCCAGAGCAAATGAACTCTTGGTTATGGACTGTTAATGTTCTCCTCGATGACATTGATAGGGAGATGGATAAACTCTTTCATTGTTCAGAGAATGACTCAGTCCTTCAAGCGTTCCCTATGAATGGTACAAGTTGTACTGACTTCAGAGGATGCGAGTTCCATGACTACTGCTCTGCATGGCAGAATCCCTTACAACGATGCTATGAACCTCCGATAGGATTTAGGGAAGAACATTGGGATCCTTCTGAGAGAGAGTCTAGTGTGCATAAGGATCTAACGATGGGAGGAAGTAGCTAATGAATGATACTAAACTTATAGCTGAGAGTTTAGCCTATATCAATGATGAGCTAAGAGAAATTAAGATACTTTTTCGTGAGCTAGTTGATAATATTAAAGAGAACAAGGGAGGAAAGTCATGAGCCTTAGTGAGTGGATAATTATAATATTAGTAGTTTGTGTTCTATGGTTTATTATAGAATGTACTATGGGAAGAGGTGCACCATGAGTGAACTAAGAAAGAAAATATTTGCTGGGCTATCTTTCGGCACACCATCTGTAAAGATCACTACGGAGATAATGAATGAGTTCTGTGCACTTGAGAGCCGACTGGAGAAAGCT